CAAAACCAAAGAACGATCAGAAGTCATACACGCTTCATCGTATGCCTCTGACTCTGCACAGGTTTCGCAGTTGTTGTACCCGCCAAACCTTGATATCATATCCCTTGTGGAAGCTGTTTCTCCCACATACGGCAATAACATCATATGCCTCGCACCTTCCTTGCTCTTGGTTTGTGGTTCCTTCTATACCACACAGTATAGCTTTGATATTGATTATTAAACACAAGCGCTGAATTGTTGTAGCTTGCATACTCTCTGTTTGCGTAGTCAAACTTCGAGATCAGATAATCAACATATACATTAGCGTATATATCCTCTATCAAAAGAGGCGTATCAAGCGGCGTAGTTTCATCATACCCGTCAAAATCAAACGCAGGTACCAGAGTAGAAGTATCTTCTACCTCTTTTGTCTGAATCACATTGCCGTTTTCATCCTCTGTGTTTTCGATATATGTTTTAAACTTCCAGTTCTCTTCTGCCATAAGCAACACCTCAGAATAAACCTGGGCGTCGAGCTCTGAAAGCCATCTTACTTTTTCTGTTATGGAAAACTGGTTAGGTCTTAGCCTGTCAGCTCTATCTATAGCTTGTTCTATCGTCATATGATCACCTTAAAAACGGGCGGGCGCCCCCGCCCGTGCAACAATACCCAAATCCTTGTATAAACTTTATCTGCCTTCCAACTCGGCAAGCTTTTTCTCGGTCTTCTGATCTTCCGACATCGACCAATCAATGACCTCTTTAACGCAGCGCGGAATCTCAACCTCCTCGCCACGCTTTACAAGAAACATTTTCCCGTTGATGCCAACCTGAATGTCTCCTGAGTAGTGTGTACCCGGTATGTCCGGATAAAACGCTTTCACAGGCTCCATTCCGTCACCTGCTACTGTTTTGGTTTTTGCTTCTTCCTTAGCTGTTGCCATATTTTACCTCCTAAAGATATTCCCCGGGGCGTAAGCCCCGAGGATGAATGTGTCAGTTAGCGCCCTGTGATGCAGAGAACTCAGTAAGTGACTCGATACGAACGATGTGAGCATCCACAAGTCTCTCAGCGGTCTTAGTAGCTTTCCAGCCGACTGTAGCTCTCTGATTGAGCGGATCATCACCGGAACCGAGCTGTTTAACAATGTGCTGGAGTCCGCCATCTTCGATCTCAGTAACGCCGTAAGCGTCAGCACCGAAGACAACAGTAGCATATACGCTGTAGTACTCAGCAGGATTGTTGCCTGCTGCGGCAGTCTTAACCGGGCAGGTGTTATCGTTGATGATCTTTGCCTCAGCGTTCTCGATGATGCGAACACCGTGGATAGAGCCGATCTCACCCTTCCAGTATTTCTCCGGAGTAGTGTACTGATTCCAAGAGATGAACTTAGGATCCTTCTTGAGAATCTCAGCTACATGCGGATGAACGATAGCAACATAGTTGCCGTCAATCTTCTTCGCGATGTTAGTACGCAGGATAGTAGCAGCCTTGAGGATGAGGTCAGAAGTGATAACTGACGCCATAGTAAGGTTTGCACGCGTAGTAACAGCCGTTGTGCCTGCAGGCGCATAGAGAACATTAGTTCCGGCTGAAACAATGTCCCTTGTTACAGTGTCAAGAGTGCGTCCTGCCTGTGAGCCTGAGAGCTCTGTAGCCTCAACGATGTTGTCGTCGATAGCTTCCAGGATAAGACGATCAGACAATGTCACATAGTCACCGAACTGAGCTGCGGTAGCTGTGATGGTCGACATCGTGATCTTGTGTCCGTCCGGTGTTACACCCTCAGTAAGAGGAGTGAGAGCCTTTGCGAACGGCGAGTACTTTCTGAACTCGATCGTACGTCCACCGTGAGCAGGGATAGGTTTCTTCTGACCGAACTGGTCAAAGATAAGCTCTTCCTCTGCTGTTTTGATGAGCATCTTCTCGTAAAAGGTCTTCATTTCGTTAGTAAGACCTGTGTCAGTAGTTACATTGGTGTTCGGGTTTGCAAACTGCTGCAGATTGACCCTGATAAGGTTTTTGTTTTTGTTCATTGATTTATCCTCCGTTATTTGAGAAGGACTTATCTGAGTGTGATCCTTTCACCTCTTGCAGCCCTTCTTGAAAGTGCTTTCATGTCTTCGAGAGACATTTTGTCGATGTCAAACTTTTCCTTGATAGGCTGTGAGGATGAACCTATACCGTTTTCTAACGGTCTGAGGCCTTTGGTCCTTATGGAGTCCGTTATCTTTTCAGCAACATTGTGGGCGGTTAACTGCATAGCGTTCGTTATAGTGTCGTTCATATGACACACCTGATAAGCGGTCAGCATATCGACATTGTTCTGCAGAAGAGATGCAAATTTGTCGTTTTCAAGCTCTGTCTCAAGCTCAAACTCCGGATACATCTGCTTAACCATATCAGACTGCTTCATCCACTCCTGGTAAGTACGCTCCGCTGCCCTTTGGCGCTCCTGCTCTTCGAGCTCCTGATCAGCTAAAGCTTTGTCAAACTCCAAACGCTTGAACTCTTTGTACTGTTCAGTCGTAAGGCCTCGCTCCGCTGCCTCTTGCTCAAAAAGAGCGTCATCGTTCATAATTGCGTCCAAGATTTCAGACTCATCATCCGAACCGTATTTCTGTGACAAAAACGCGACCAGCTTCTGTGATCTGTTCACTTGCTCTTCAAGTTCCGCCTGATGAGCAAACCTTTTGTGAATCTGATTCTCGATAGCCTTTTTGTAATCGTCTTTGAAATCGCCTTTGATGATGTTGTTCCATTCCTCGGCGTGTTTTGCTGCGGCATCCGCTTCGGCGTCTGCTGCTTCGCCTTCGCCTGTACCAACACTTGCACCGGCATCCCCGCCTTCGGCAAACTGCTGGATATTAAAAATTGTATCTGCCATAGATACCTCCTCTCGGGTCTTTCCCCGGCGTCTAATCTGTAGTCTTTCCTACGAGTCAGCTTTCGCATTTTCTCGGGTCTCTCCCCGGCGTCATATATAGATTAACATACTCAAAAATAAAAATCCCCCCTACTTAGGGGAAACTTTTATCAGAATTTTTCACAAACAAATTTAGCATATATTCGGCGTGTGAGCACCGGGGACAACCTAAGAAACAGTGATGCTTTTGATAATCAAGCTTCTCCTCTTTGGTTGCAAACTCCTTTTTGCATACATGGTTTTTTTCTTCTCCCTCACAACAAATCTGTAATTCAGATTCGCGGATATAGAACGGGCAGTCCGTTCGGGTGACTCCTACTCCCCAGTAGCTCATACTTCCTCCTTAGCTGTGATAATACACCTTGTTGCCTGCATAGCTTAGTCCTTTGGCTTCGTGCCATTTGCCACATACGATCTTTACGATGCTTAACGACTCCGTGAGGATATCCTCGATCGCATCAGCGTCGTTATACTTTTCAACAAGCGCTTTTACATATCTGTCAGATATGGCGCCGTTAAACAAAGCCTCAATCTCTTTTTCGTTCATTTACTCCCCTGCCTTTCAAGATACTTAGAAAGCTCCCTCGGGTGGAGTCTCTCTCCTTTGACTGTCGAATACATAACAACACCACAGGCAGGGCACTTAAACCTCTTGTAGCGCCCTTTGCCTTTGATGTCAAACTCATATGCAATAGCTTCTCCTTTTCCGCAAACGCAAGGAATACTATCCATCGACAACCCTCCACTTCTCGACATAAATATTGCTGATCTTTATTCCGTCTGTAGTTACCCAGTCGCCGCATACACACTTACCTTCGCATTTACGAATCTTGTCGCCTTTGCGAACGATAAAATAACACAAAGTGTTTCTTGGCGGCTCTCCTATGCTTGTCGGGATCCAGTTGTTTTCCATTTTCTTGATTCTCCTGTCCTTAGCAAAAAGATATATAAATCCATCCGGCGCAAAAGCTCCCTTGCGTTTGTGATTGCACCTGTCAAGGATAGTCTGATATGACATATGATTTTCCCTGGCACATTCCCTCGCCGATCTGTAGACATTAACCTCATTACCATCAGCGTCAAACTTCTTGACCGGCATTGATATCGACTCCCAGCCATGTCTCTTGCCTGCTTCGTACGCTGGTATATCTTTCCACATACTAATTCCTCCGTAACTCCTGAATCTTGTCAAAAATATCCTCACAGTCCCACTTCTCCGGCGGCTCCCTGAGTAAACATAGTTTCTCGCCACACAAAGGACAGCTCGGACAAATCTTATCAGAGCACCCTTCCTTGATCTGCTTCAAAAACTTAAGTTGGATCAAATCAGTCATTGCCATTTTTAGCCCTCCTGTTTCTTTTTTTCTCGTTTCTTATCCTGTGAATATTATCAACAACCATATCTTTACCCATTTCAAACTCTTTGGTGTACATATGCTCTCCACATTTAGGACAGCGCCTTATTCTGTACACGCCGCCCTTGCAGGTCTGAGAGTCAGTTACCTTAGAACCGCTGCCGCATTTTTTACAGATCATTTCACTTTCTCCCTTACTTGTGCTTCTTGATAAAATCATACAGCCATACGGCCAGAAGAAACACGAATGATATCAAAAGACAAATATACATACACATCGTCTGACCGTCGTCCATACGCTACCTCGCTTTCGTCCTGCTGACTTTGGTTGCCTTCTTCCAGGAACATAGTCTCAACCATTCTCCGGTCGATGCATCATCCTCGTATCTGTTCTTCCAGTATTCACAAGTAGTACCGTCCTCACATACGCGTCCTTCGTTAAACTCCGGAGAATTATTGCATTTACACACCCAGTTAGCAAACTGGCCTTTACCGCTGCCTCTTTTGATCTTGCCGACCAAGCCTTTCCTGTGTGGAAGAAGGTGTATGCAGGATCCGCAAGTATGACTTTCAAAACCCTTAGTGGGTAAAGCTTCAAACTCTGCACTTATCATTCTGTCGTCTCCTCACTTTCTGCCTTATAAATCCCCCATACTACCAAAATCTTGATAGTCTGGTGCATATTTAATTTTGAATAATTTTACCAAGCAATCTCCATTTGCTTTCTGAAAAGGGCATTCATCGCATCTAAATTTCAAATCGTCAAACCTCTCGTAATCGTATTTGTATCTGCAAAATGTTTTTGTAAATAAATCAAGTAACGCCACTGCTTTTGAGATTTCTTCTTTATCAAAATCTTCCTGCATCTTCATTCCTGTCCTCACTTTCTGCCCTAACAACCTTTACTTCTCCAGCAATTCTATAACAATTCTTGTGTGGTTCGAATAAAGTCATTACTGTTACATACTTATCCATTTGCGAAACAAGATCATCTACTAAATCTCTTGTAAATATGCTTTTTATTTTATCCTCCTCGCCCATTATAATTAAATCCGCTGGATATGATCTCTGAAATTTCAAGGTATCAACTTTGTGACTGGTTACTGTGGGTTTAGGTAATGGCGTAAGTAATGGCATATTTGCAAGTTCTTTATGTTTTCTCTTGAAATAAAGACCTCCGCCTATCATAAGTACCAACCATAAACACCACGCTGCTATCAAAATTAGTGTTGTCATTCTTCTACCTCCTTCTAAATATACTATCAGGAGCTGGCGTGAACTCTTCTTGCCACATCCTTTTTATATGTTTTTCTTCGGTATGATACCCTGGAAACACGTATACCCTATTCTTGAGAGGGTCTATATTGTGTTTTATACGTTCGAACGATCTTTCATCGCCTTTAGATTTTATAGATATTGTAAGGCCATCAATACCATATAAGTCGTTAGTTAGAAGATATCTCTCTAACGGCTCTGCATTAGTGTATACATAGATCTCGACATTGTACTTTTCTTTTATCGACCGAGCTATTTTGCAAGGATCAGTATAAGAAAAGGGTTCGCCACCAGTTAAAAATATACGCTTAGCGATCTTCATCTCCTCATCGCTAACAACTGGTATGGCATCTAAATCATACTGCTTGTTACAACAAAAAGGACAATTACGATCACATTTATCAGTGACAAGAAGATGTATGTTATACTTTGTTTGTTCTGTATATTTATTTAACATATCATTCCCTCACTTTCTGTTGTTTCATTCTTCTATCCCCTTAAGGTAAAATACACGACGACTTTCTCTTTCCCGCTCATCATCATCCTTAGCAGGGCATTCCTCGCAACTATTCATTGACAGACATAAATCTCGATTACAGTGGACTTTTCTGTCATCAATCATAATAGCAGAGTGTTCCTCCTCTACTACGTTCATCCTTGATATATCCTTTATACCAAGCACTACATAGCCATTTTTAAGTCCTAACCCGGAGTGAACATAAGTAATCACATACTCCTTTTCACTAACACGATGATAGAAATGTATATAGTGTCTGTTCACAGGGATAAAAGATATATGATCTCCTTTCTGGTAACCTCTGTCGTTCTTTCTGACCTCAAAAGTCTTTTCACCGGACAACACTGCATCACAATAGTCCTCTAACAGCTTGATTTTATGCACCTTCATCTTCGCTCTCCTTTCCCTTTTTCTGCCAATACTGGGAACCACCATCAAAAGTCATTTTCCATCCATTTTTTTTCATAATTCGCGCTTGGTTGTCGTCTTTCAGCCAGAACCTCTCTTTTTTCTCGCCTAACTTAATAAGCAAATATAGCTCATCCTCGGTCATCTTGATATTTCTGTACTCATTTGACAAGGCATCTATAATCTCAATAAGAGCTGCATTGAAGCCATGAATGAATCCATCGGAGTACCCCATGATGAAATTGACTTTTCTTTCATCTTCATCATCTTTTATCAAAAGACTATCTCTCGTTATTAGATCTGCATCACGCTGATGCCTATATATCTCCCTTTCTCGCTCATCGAGTAACTTTGCTCTACTTCGCAAAGCCTCACGTTCAACCTTTATTTCTTCGAGTTCTAATGTTCTCATCCTACCGCCTCCTTGAAAAATTCCACCTTAAAAGGTTTTAGCCTGCTTCTGACATCATCAACCTTGCCAAACAAAACATGATTGCCTAAACCTTTGACCGGAATAACATCAAAATACCTCAAACCTATCCTTACAGTACCGCTGCCTATGATGTCTTTATCTATACCTACTGCATTTACCGGTATGCCCGGATCGTACTTAGCCTTAAACTTCTGATGTTCTTTCTTCTCCTGGATCAGCTCGAACATTGTATCGTCAAGCTCGCCCAGATCGAACCTTGCTTTCAGCCACATACAGTTAGAAAAATACCTTCCACGCGGCACACAGTACCCCCGATCTAAGAGATAATCAAGCTGTGCATCCCCGCTTTTCTTCTTTCGTGCGTTCGGGAAATACTGATTATTGATAACCTCAAGCCATCCAAGGACGCCCTCTTCAAGCGAATAATAATGTCCGCCTTTTATTCCCCACAAATTATAGTTAGGGCAGGCCTTCCCGAAAGAGGACTCATTTCCTGCCATCATAGCGCAAGTAGAGGCGTACCCGTGGTACCTGTACCAGTTGTTGGCACAGACTTCGGTTATAGTTTCTAACACTTCTTGCCTGCTCTCACTTATCCTGGCACCGGCTTCGCGCGCAAAAAACGCAAAGCCGACCAGCAAGCCAAGGATGATACCCGAAAGTAAACAGATCATATTCTTTTGCTTCATCAGTCTCTCCCTTCAAGTTTCATTCTCTTATCTTTGGTTACCAGGTAATCATTGTACAAATAATCGTTGAAAGTGAATACATCCTTCTCTTTATCCGGCATACCTTCAAATCCCGCTGCCTCAAAAGCGTCCAAAACAAGTTCATTGTATTCCCCATTCTTTTCCATTCTTGCAATCTCGTAGCTATATACCTCGTTACTTAAGCAGGCATCGATGAGCATAATGAACACTTTGGAAGCCCCCGGCATTTCACTTTTGATTGTGTTAAATGAGTACAGCGTACCGTCTATTTCTTCCACGCCTTCTGCGTCAGTCATAACCTTATAACACTCAAATTTGCTCGGATAATCTTCAATAGCTTGCGTTATATAATCATCAACGGAGATCGTGTCGATGTTTTTGTAACCATCATCACAGAGGCAAAACGCATCACTAAGCGCCTGATCTGCATCTTTTAATTTTCCGGAGTAATTCTCGACAGTATCAACAACAAGATTTTGCAAAAAGTTCTTGAGTTTACATACGGCTGCTTTGTAGAACACATTGATGCTGTCAAGTATTGCATCTTCTTTTTCACTTAGCTCTTCAATCTCTGCAGCTTTAGGATCCTCAACTTCTTCTTCCTGCTCGTTTTTGATGAAGATTTGTGCAGAGTATCTGTCTACTTTTACATACAGGCGCTCTTTGGGAAAGCCGTCAGTCTGCAGATCGTCTGCTGAATCAAACTCTCTTTCGGTGTATACCGTCTTCCAAGTTCTGTCCCAAGTCTTTGCGTCAGATGGAAGTCTGTCACAGAGGTAGTTCTTTTGGAGCTCTCTCATCCATTTAGACTCAATCTTTTTCGCTTTTTCGCCTGCTACGGCATCCTCAATCATATAGTCAGAGAGATATCCTCTTTTCAAAAGCTCATTTCTTTTGTCGATGGACTCAATCTTTTCGAGTTTCTGTAGGTCCGTCAGAGTGATCTGCTTGTTTTCTACGGCTTTTTTAAGCAAATCTTCGTCGAGCTCTGCAAGTTTGCACCTGTGCCTTACTGTAGATTCAGAAAAGCCGGTCTTGTCAGAGATATCAGTAGTAGACAATCCGAAATCAAGCATCATCTGAAAGCCTTTAGCCTGTTCGATTATAGTCAGATCAGACCTTTGCATATTTTCTTCAAGCATGATCCCGACCTGCTCCGACTCAGAGAGGTTATTGAGGATATTGCAAGGTAGTTCGCTTAGTCCCGCTGCCTTGGAAGCCTCAAACCTTCTGTTGCCGATCAGGACCGCATACCCTTCATCGATAGCCTCATCAGATAAAGGTGTGTCGAGAACCGGTACCACGGTTAAATTTTGCATAACACCGTTGACCTCGATGCTTTTAGCAAGTTCTTCTAAATCTCCCAAATCCTTCCTCGGATTCAAAGGATGATGATAGAGTTTATCAACGCTTATCATCTGTGTCGTCATAAAAAATCCTCCATTTCTTCATTATACGCGCGCGCACGCGCACATGTTTTAAGGTGTCAAAAAAGTAAAAATGTCTATCCTGTTGGCTTGTCGTTGGCGGTATAGCCGTCTTTTCTGCCGAGTATATTCGTCAAAAACTCAAAGTACTTGACTGACTCATAGTACTTGCCGTTTACCAGGCACAGGGCGTGATGTCTGTAAAACTTTTTGATCATCACTTTTTTTACACCGCTCGGGCGACGCATCGAAAACACCTGACCGATGTACAAGCCTATGTGCTGCGGCAAAAGCTGTTCAGGCTCTAAACCATTGAGACCGATATCATCTTCTGTGATCTGCATAAAACTTCTCCTTTCCGCGCCCCAAAAAGGGGCGCTAAATTATCCGTGATGTATAAAAGGTGCTCAGGGGGAGTTCCCCGCTTCGACAAAAATGCACGACCGGTACGGGAACCCGTCCTTGGTAAACCCTTCAACCTCAGATCCCGGCGCGATATACATACCGGCTCTCGGTTTCGGTTTTGCGTAGTATATATCCATACGGATAACAGTCTTGTAAGTTTTAGGCCTTATGAGATTTCTTGATCTGGTCCACTGGCGACCGCCGCCACTCTCTTTCCAATACTTGCGATTCTTCAAGAGATATGATGCAAGCTTAGAATACTCACCGGAGTCATCCAAAAGGTTGAAGTGCACTCTGCCTTTTTTCCACAGTTTTTGGATCACTTCCGGAGCCAAGCCGTTGTTGATAACCAGATGATGATGAAGCGCGCCCCTCTTTCCGTGTTCGGTACAGATCACATACTTAAGAACAATCCCTGCTTTTTTGTACACTCTTCTTAGGCGTCTTAAAAAAGCGTTACGATCTGACAAAGCATCATCAGTAGTCTCCGGTCTGTCCTCGACTTTGTAATCAAGCACCAAGTGATGATCCCCTTCGCCGAAGTTAGCGTTGAGTATGATCGTCAGCTCTCTTATGGCTTTTCTTGCGTTGGCTTTTTCTTGAGCTTGCGAAGTGTCTTCCGAGTTAGGCCTGCGCTCTATACCTTTTATGTTATGGCGTGGTGCGTAGTACTGTTCCAAGATCAGACTACGGCCTGCCCTTGTTGTCGCTTGTATAAAAGACATACATTCTCCTTGGTAAAAATGATTATGGTCATTAAAATAATATCCTTAGCAAGTCCTTAAGGGGCGCTGTGCCCCCTGGACTCACCCGTGCTGAGAGAGGTTAAAACTCAACACTCATGTAATAGGAAGAAATAAATCACGGCAGGTGTGGGAAGAGACACAAGGTCTCTATCACCAACACCACCGAGATTACAAGGCAAATAAAGTCTTTAACCCACTGTTTAAGCATAGCTTGTCCTTTCACATATGGCCTGAGCCACATCGTTTACAAAATAGTATCTACCCTCAACCTTTTCGATACCCCAGCTTTTGATCTTCCTTGCTGCTGCATCGTCGCATATACCGTAGAAGCTTGCCACATCCTGCCGTGTGACGAACACTCTGTTCGGGTAGCCCATCGACCGCATAACTGTGATCTTATCCATTACTGTTCCTCATTTACAAGGTCGTAGACCTTCTGAGTAAAAAGGTCTAACTCACTTGTGAGATCATTTCTCAACTTCTCCGGCAGGAAGTCGAAGTTTGCAGTTAGACAGATGCCTACGGAAATACCATCCGCGTGTACACCTCTTTCGTAACTCTCTTGTTTCTCGGTCATAACATAACCCTCAGCCATAACAAAACCCTCCTTATAAAATGTAGTTTCTGCCGAACAGCGACAAAAAATCCAAGTCGCTGTAATTATCTACAAAAGCTTCCTGTGCTTTCGCCTGGAGCTTAAGTCTCACATCCTTGTTGTTGTGCACAGCGTCTTTGCCGTGCTCGTGGCACCTGCTGTGACACAGTCTCACATATAAACCATACTTATCAGAAAGCTTCCTGTTAGCTCCGCCAAAGATATGATGCTTGTCAAGCGGATCGCCGCAACCGTTCCTGCCACACAGGAAACATTCGTTCGGATCATCCTGTAGGATTGAATTCCATTTAGCCATAAAATCACTCCTTGAAATACAGATTTAAAAATGCTACAATGTATTCACCCGGGCAAATAACCCAAAGCTTGGGGATAAAGAAGGTGATGCCTATGATCAAGAAGATCCTAAAAAGGTTGACACCTCACCGCACTCTGTAATAGTCATAGACGGTTCTTCATATTTGAAGACGTGGCGCTCTCGTGATCTATGCTTCTGATATGAAATAGCTCTTGTTACCCAGAGCGGATGTGCACGCATCCTATGTATCAGTTTGAGTGACGGGCAGGATGGCGTCGTGGTAAGGGTAGCTGCCACGGCGCTTGATTTTTTATAGGCGAAAAACCCAAGCCCTGGGGTATTTGTCCGGAGAGCGATCAGTTGATATCTGAGGCAATCGCAGCA